GTGGGTTGATAGCGCCGGGCAAGATGGGCTGACCGGGGCCGAATGGAACGCCGGACATAAGAGGATTACGCAAGAGTGGAGTTTGCTGGCCATAAGTCTGACCTTGGTGCTGAGCATCGCGCATCTGTTGTTCAGTCATAACAACTGACCCCGCAGGGAGATTGCTTGGAGCTTTTTCGATTTGCTGTGCTACTGCTTTTGCTAGACGGTCAATTAGACCCATTGTCTCTCCTTAGTTGCGCCCCTTATGAATCAGGCTGGTGTAATGATAGCGGTTCTGCAGCGTGGGCATAATCGAGTGCCACGCACTAGCGGCAATCTGCACGATGGACAGAACTCAGCCATTGCAGCAAGAGAGCGCATCGCAACAGAGCCACCCATCAAATCAGTAACAGCCCAAACCATCGCATCCATGCGGTCGGGAGATTTATCTGCATCCGGTTCCCACGAGACAAGCTGATCCTCTAGCTCGGGAAATCCGCCGACCATGTGCAATCGCTTCTGTTCAGAGAGCGCAGAGATAGGCTCGGCTCTGACCTTCTTGCCGCGAGAAGCCGTGACCTTGCGATAAGGCACATTTGCATCTACTTGTCGCAAAAGGGCTTCAATCATATCTCCGCCGTTATTTGTCTCAGCGATAACGCGGTCGCACTTATGCTTGCGATACATCTCCACGGCTTTGCGCATCCACGCTTCTGGCGATCCTTTCATCGTTGCGTCCTCGATGATGTAGTAATGACCATCAGGCGTAGCGCCAGCAACAATGATTCCCGTCTCATCTGAGGACTCGCCGCTTGTGACGGCGGGGTCAATCGCAACGACAACGCGGAAATAAGGCGGCGCATCTTCTGGCCTGATTCGCGCATCCTCAATAAGCGAGCGAGTCCAGAGCGCTCCTTCGACATCATCCAGCACTTCGCCATACAGCTCTTGCCGGCCCAAGCGCGTGCCGTCATATCTTGCTTGTAATTCCACGAGCGCTGATTGCGAGAGGTTGTCAGCGTTCTCGAATGTTGAGCCTCGCGTGATATGCGTGGTCTCCCGAGAGATTAAATCCTTGATGAGCTTTGTTGGGCGCGGTGTGGTGGTGACAACAATCTGAGGATGTTCCCCGAGGCGCATTCCGAATTGAAGCTGATCCCACGCATCTGGCTTATCCCATGCCGCCAGCTCGTCACACCAAGCGCCGTGGTGCTGCGGGCCGCGAAGTCTATCCGGCTCCTCAGCTGAGAACAGTTTGATTTTAGAGCCGTTGGTCAGCGTAATCTCACCGATAGAGCGGTTGTAGGTTTTGACAGCCTGATAGCGGTTAAGAACTGCCACGATTCCCGAGACACCCTCAGCGCAGGTGTCGCGCACATCGGCGTAAGTTTTAGCGACTATCGCCCAGCGGGTTTTCGGATTCGTCACTGCCTGATACGCCAGCCACTCCGATCCCGTCCGAGTCTTCCCCCAGCCGCGCCCCGACAGAATCAGCCATGTCTGCCACGGAGTCTCCGGCGGTAATTGCGACAATCTCGCCTGTATGTTCTGCCACTGAACCCTCGCCTGAGCTTTCCTCAGCGTTTCCTTCGAGTAGCGTGGCAAGGTCTCGGACAGCTCTGTCAATGCTTTCATCACCGTCCCATGTTGTTATGTCTTGTGCAATCTTAATTGGCAAGTCTAAGCCGAGCAATCTCGCACGGCGCTCCATGAGGCGCACGATGGTATTCACGGAGGCGTTATCTCCCTGCATGGCTTTAGGCCATAGGGCAAGCTGTAGCCGGTCTATGCGGTCTAATTCGGCCTCACGAAGCTCATCGGCGGGCTGTTGCATCGTGCGCTTGATAGCCCGCTTGTAAGCCGCGTAAGCGCCCGTATGGTCGGCGTAGCCTGTTTCTTCGGCTATTCGCTGCCAAGTGAGCCCAGCGCGGCGTAGCTCCAGCACCTTGATCTCTTTATCTACCAGCTCAGGGCTGGGAACTGCTGCATTGTGATTTGGCATGGATAGATTACTTACGATTCACGATGCTTGTAATTACAGGCGGCAAGGGCTTTACTGTGGGCATGGCTACCAAGACAGAGGCATATTTCAAGATTCAATTTAGAGACCCGATCTCGCTGGCATGGAAAGACATCCAGAAGGCATTTGCATCAGCTGAGGAGGCACAGGCAGCATTTGCGCCAGACAAGGAGTGCCGAGTTATGTGCATCACTCCGAAGGGTCGCTTTTCTCTTTAGGGTGGAGCCCGGAAGTCGGAGTTGCACCGCTATCTTCTGACAGGGAGTCAGACGCATCGCTCTTTATGCTTCCCGGGCGTGACCCTTTGTACATCCTAGCACCGGCTTTTTCAATTTCGCTAAACGGCAAGATGGGAACAGTCAGTCTTTTCCTTGCGGCAGGATTCAAGAAATAAACATACCGAAGCTGAAACCCCTCGGCCTTTTGCGCCCCGATGCTGGCAAGAAACTTGTGGCTTGATTCCGTTCCTGTCTTGCCCCACTTCTTTTGCAGATCTGAAGAAACGCCTGTGGTGAAATTTATATCTGCGGCATATTCCCCGTCAGGCAACCGCCAGATTGTTTTGTTTCTATTTATCTGCGTGAGAACGAAGCCAGAAGCTCGATAGATAGTGCCGTCTCCGCATTGAGTGCCATCAGCAAAAGAGATCACCCATTCAAGGTGAGGTGCGTGCTTTTTAAGCATTTTGAGCGCGATGCCTATGGCTCGGGATTCACTATTGCGGGGCAGGGCATCTGAGAACGCCATTCGATTTAGCTCAACAAACCCGTTCCATGCGGTATCTCGCACTAACCCCTGAGTTTTGCGCTTATCCATGGATGGGCCAAATTGCAGCGCTCCCTCTAGCTTTCCGTTATAGAAAACCCCGATGTGGATTTGGGAGTTGGGCGCGACTTTTTTTGAGTAATGCACGCGCCGAACGAGAGCGTTGGCCTCTTGCGAGGTTATGGGCTTTAAGATGATGTCTTTAGCGCTCATACCTGCATACCTAAGAACAGCTCAGCCATGCGCGTTAAAGCGTTGCCGTTTTTGTTCGTATTGTCCGATTCAGGAAATTCGCCAAGCGCAAGAGAAGCAGAGAGCGCGTTGTTCACGATTTCTACCTGCTCGTGGCTTAAAGTGAAAGTCACTTGCTGGAAAGGAGATTGCTCCTTGGCGGTGCTGTCAAAGGCATCTGACCAATCATCGGCGGAAGGCGGAGCAACTTCTGTGAAGCCAAGCTGAGCAATATCCCAGCCCGAGTCTTGCAGCTCCAGAATTTGCTTTGCTAACTCGCTTTCATCCCACTCAGCCAGCTCAGCCGAGCGATTGTCCGCTAGGGCATAGGCCTTGGCGGTTTCATCATCCCAATCGTCTGGCACGGCGGTGATCTCTATCTCTTTCCATCCTAAAGACTTGGCAGCTTCAACCGTTCCGTTGCCGGCAAGGATGATCCCGCGATGCACAACGATGGGCTTGCGCTGGCCAAACTTATTTAAGGACGCGGCGATTGCTTCGAGGTTGCGCGCCGAGTGCTTGCGAGCATTATTCGGATCGAGGTTCAGGCTCTCGATTGCTACCTTTTCCAATTTCATTGACCGCCTCCAGTCGAGCATCCAACAAGTTATCTAATTCGCCAAGTAAAAAGGCCTTCCGTTGGTGGGTCAGCCTATTGCCGTACTTCTCTTTCATAAGCGCGGAAATATGCACTATCGCCTCGTCTATTTCGGCGAGTGTTATCTCCTCGTTAATAATCATGAAAGCTATTTTACTGTTTTGCGCGCTTTCCGTTTTTCTTGGTATGTCCGAATTTCTTCGGCGCGATAGAAAACAGCCTTGCCTTCCTTTTTTACCCAGCTAATCGTGCGGCGGTATTGCAGCTGGCGTAAGTTATTCATATTTACGCCCAGATACTCCGCCACTTGATTGCAGTCCCAGAGTTCATCTACCACGGCGCATCCTCGGTCTTATGCACAGAGGTCACAACGGCGGCCTGATTCTTGGGCGCTCGCGGGATAATCGAGAAACTCGTGCCGGAAATCTCTAGCGATGTCTTTGCAACGCCATCTTTGCCGGTGAAGCTAGATTGAGAAAATTTGCCGACAACAAGAACCTTGTCACCCTTTTTCAAGCTATCAACAACCGCATCAGACTTAGAGTTCCAAAAGGTAACCCGAAACCAAATTGTGTCTCCATCCTCATACTGCCCATTGACCTTCTGGCGCGGCGTATGCGCTAGGGAGAATGATGCGAGAGATTCATCCTTGAAAAACTTCATCTCTGGATCAGAGCCTAAATTGCCTTCGATAATGATTTGGTTCATTTTTCGCCTTTCGTTCGAGATTGCTTACATTACTACGGCTTGCACCGTTCCGTCATTTTTGAACAACGCCCATGAGCCATCTGGCAGCAAGAGCGGAACATCTTCGGGGTCGCGCCAGCTAGAGACCATCCAGCCATTGTTAGTGGCCATTGTCGGCTGTGAATGAATAGACATTGAGCCTAGATTGTGGCACTCGTGATGCACGCGGATGAGATTAGCCACAGAGTCTTTTCCCCCGCGAGATTTGAGCTTTCGGTGATGCAAGGCCATAGATTCAGTTGCCGGCAATCCGCAGGTTTCGCAGTAATGTCCGGCACGCTCCTCCACGGCCTTGACGATGTCTTGATTCACTTAATACCAACCCAGCCTTTTCTCGTGACTCCATGCTTTACACGCCGATCCATATCGGACAGAAATGTAATGCAGGCCATAATCTATCTGCTTTAACGGATTTGTGGGCTTGTACTCGAATTTATAGTTGCCCCATGTCGTTGGCAAGAATTGAGCAATGCCAAACGCTCCCGAGGACTTATTCAGGGCGCGGGGATTCCAGTGAGATTCCTGAGTCCACAGCTCGTTAAGACAGGCAAATTGGCGCGGATTGCCGAGTTTTATCTTTGCGTATTTCTGAGCGCCGATATTACTCCACGGCGCAAAAGCAGCCTGAGCATTTACTCCTTGGCAAAGTCCAACCGCGAGGGCTATTACAAGGACTTTGCGACTGGCGCGTATTAGCGCGCCTTCTCCCGTCCGGCGCAGACTTGGCAGGCGTTGCCCGCATATAACCACTCACCGCAGGAATGACGCGAGATTTTGCGGTCTTCTTCAATCATTGTCGTGCTATTCATTTTCGATCCTTTCGATAGCGAATAGTGCTCATATTTTAGACCATATCCCCCAGCGCAGGTTGCTAGGGGATGGCCTTCCACGCTCAGAGGATTAGGAGACTCTGGCGCAAACTTAGTATTCGATGCCGATAAAGCAAAAGCCCAAATTCAATTCGATACCGTAGCGGTCAATCTGAATGCCGAACCAGAGCCCGCGAATGATGCCGAAGTGAAGCCACACCTTGCCGATTTGCTTCTCTCTATACATTCGCCTTCTCCTGTTCAACTTCGATATTCTGCGAAACGATGCAGTGCTTGCAGACATAAACTCGGTAATTTAGATATAGGCCTTTGAACAGTTTTTTATTTGCGGCCGAGCAGAAATTGCATTGAGCCATTATTTGGCTCCCTCGCATGCATAGCTGTTTGGATTAACTGTTATCGCTTGGTCGGTTTTGTAAATCATAACTCCATTTTCGGAGCAAAATTCACTCACACCATTGGGGAGCTGAACAACTCCGTGCTGAGGAGCAGAATTCTTGGCGTGTTCATTAGATAAATGGATTGAAAGAATAATAATAAAAATAAAAAACACAAAAACCACCGGAAGAATAAGCGGTGCAATTTTATCTCTCTGGTTAGCCTTCCGCCAATAATTATCCCAAGGATTTACTTCCCAAGGATTTGTCTGACTTGTCTTTTGTTTCATTTTTACTCCTCCCGATCCAAAAAACTTTGCACAACTTCCATCGCCTCAATCATTCCCATGCGGAACGCAAACTCCCAATCCGGCGTTGCGTTCGGATGCTTCGTGCGGCGGAAATCCCACTCAGCCCCGCCAATCAGCTC